GTGATGCCAGGAATGACCAAGAAGCCGTTCAAGGTTTGTGCGAAGTGCCCGTCACCGGGCAAGTGTAAGGCCGCAGGGCGCTGTCTCAAGAAGTACGGGCCCACCAAAAAGAAATGAATTTCGCAGTCTTTGGCTACTTAGGAGCCATCATCCTGGCAAATCTGAGTTTGCTTTGGTTTGGGCCAAGTGCGGCCATTGTGAATGCTTTTTTGCTGATTGGCCTAGACCTGACGTTACGGGATCGTCTACATGAGGCTTGGGGTGATCAAGGGTTATGGCCGAAGATGTTGGTCTTGATTGCCAGTGGTTCTTTGCTGACGGTGGCCCTGAATGTAGACGCTTGGCAGATTGCGTTGGCAAGCGCCGTAGCCTTTGGGGTCGCAGGTTGTGGTGACGCGGTCGTCTATCACTGGTTACGGCACAAGCCTTACTTGTGGAAGGTAAACGGTTCGAACGTAACCGGCAGTTTATTGGATTCATTGATTTTCCCTACGCTAGCGTTTGGCCTTTGGATGCCAGAGTTGGTGATAGGTCAATTTTTAGCCAAGGTAGCCGGTGGCTACTGTTGGGCACTCTGGTTCAACAGATTTCTTTGTTTGCGTCATGACTAGAAACGAAGAGGCGGACGCCTACGTTCAGCAGCAATGGCTGGAAGAGGTCGATGAGGTTCTGAAGCTACGGGACTTGTACGAAGAGACGCGGCGCACCAGGGCCTTTGACTTCTATGAGCCCTACCCGTTTCAGTTGCGCTTCCATGAAGCCTTGGACGATCAGGGCAACCGGGCGCGGCAGCGTTGTTTGATGGCCGGCAACAAGACGGGCAAAACCTACTCCGGTGCCATGGAGGTGGCCTATCACCTGACGGGGATTTACCCGGACTGGTGGAAGGGTGTGCGCTTTGAGAGGCCGATTCAGGCCTGGTGTGCAGGCAAGAGCCACTACGCCACACGCGACATCGTGCAAGCGGAGTTGTTAGGCGAGTCAGGAGATCCTGATGCGTTTGGGACCGGTGCGATTCCACGGGACTTGATTGTCAAGACCGAGCGCAACCCTGGCGTACCGAATGCGATTGGCTTTGCGCTGATCAAGCACGTCAGTGGTCGCAACAGCCGCTTGCAGTTCAAGAGTTATGATTCGGGTCCAGCGGCCTGGATGGGAGTAGCGGTGGACTATGTCTGGCTGGATGAGGAGCCACCCCAGGAGATTTACAGCCAGGCGCTGCGTTCTACGCTGAAGTCTGGAGGTCCGGTAGCGTTGACCTTTACACCAGAGAATGGAGTGACGGGCGTAGTCGGGATGTTTTTAAACGAGCGCAAGGCGGGACAGTCGTTGATTCAAGCGACCTGGGATGATGCGCCCCACCTGAGCTTGGAGGTACGCGAAGAGATTCTGGCAGCGTTGCCTCCGCATGAGCGGTTGATGCGCTCCAAGGGCATCCCGATGTTAGGGTCAGGGCAAGTGTTCCCGGTACCGGAAGACAACATCAGTTGCCCGGCCTTTCCGATTCCAGAGCATTGGGCGCGCATTGCGGGGATTGACTTTGGTTTTGACCACCCCACGGCCTGTGTCTGGCTGGCCCATGACCGGGACACCGACACGGTGTACTTGTATGACGCCTACCGGGAGAAGGGCAGTGGGATGTTGCAGCACGCTGAAGCGATCAAGCACAGAGGCCCCTGGATTCCGGTAGCCTGGCCGCATGACGGTAGCATTCATGACAAGGGTAGTGGCGAGGCGCTAGCAACTCAATACCGGCGGGCAGGGATTCGCTTTCTAGGAAGCCACTTCACCAACCCGGAAGGCGGGATTGCGGTCGAGCCGGGGATCATGGCGCTACTCACGCGGATGCAGACGGGGCGCTTCAAGGTCTTCAATCATCTCGACACCTGGTTTCAGGAGTTTCGGATGTACCACCGCAAGGACGGCAAGATTGTGCGCAAGAGCGATGACTTGATGAGTGCTACCCGATATGCCGCACAGAGCCTCAGATACGCCATCACGAACAGTTTCCAGCCCAGACCTTCTGTAGCCGTGGGCAGTCTCTCAGACGGCACCTTCGACCCCTTTGACTTCTGGGTCAAACACCCCACCCCGGAAAGCTATGGCCCGCTCAATTGACTTCAACCCCAGAGCCACGCTAGGCCAACGTCAGCGTGAGTTCCAGCAACTGCAGGAATCTGGACGCTCCGCACAGGAAGCGTATCAGAAACTCTACCCGGACTACCAGACCGCCTATGACCAGGCGGTAGCTTTTCAGGATACCGTACAAGCCGCCTATGACGCTTTTCAGGCGAACAGAACCCAGGCCAACCTAGACAGCTACAATGCCCTGAGCGCTCAGTACAGCCAGTTGCAGACCAACTACCGGCAGTATGAGCCACAGCTTCAGGAGCTGCAAGCGACAATGGCGGGAGCCTCTACACGCTTGCAGGAGATTGAAGGCGAGTTACCGGAACTGCAACGATCCCTACAGATTGACCGGGAAGCGCCGAAGCGTCAGGTCCGTGAGCGCAGTGGCACTTCCATCCTGACCCGTGGCACCAGGAGGGCCGGCTCGGTTCGATGATTGAAAAGTGTACCCTTGCCGATGTCGATGCTCTGATGGCGGATCTGCGCAACATGTACACCGAGATGGCACCCTTTGGCAAGATGGATGAGGCCAAGTGTGTGGCCTTTCTATCAGACAGTATTGAGCATCATGTGGTCCTGAAAGCGACCGACGGCACCCACCTGTTGGGGCACATGGGCCTACGCGCAGAAAGCCACTGGTACACGAATGATGCGGCTCTCTACGAATACTACTGTTACGTCAACCCGTCTCATCGCAAGACCCGCACCGCCTTTGAACTCTACAAGGTCGCCAAGGGGGTAGCACAGGAAACCAGGCTGCCGTTTTTTTATGGCACCTTCCGCAAGCCGGAGTCTGATTTTGAGCGAGTCAACAAGTTCCTGAAACGCCAAGGGGGGCAACAGATTGGGTCACAATTTTTTATAGGAGCAACGTAATGGCAACGAAGTATTTCCCTGTTGGGTATGGAAGGATTTACGATTCAAGTAAAAATTATACGGAACAACAATTACGGGATTTAGCGACCTCACCGACAGGTGAATATAAAGAGGATATTTACAATACAATCAAAAGTTTTGAACAGGAAAAGACAGGGACACAGGTACATGGGGTCACTCCTTCGATTAATGTAGTAGGCCAGGATTCAAATCCATACAAAGGAAGTTCCGGTGGCAAGGGTAGCCCAAGCATCAATATCTCCACACCGAGCATCAATATCCCCACACCGAATCTGGATCAGGATTTCAAAGCACCTGTGGTCGAAGCAATCCAAGACATCAATGTGCCTAGACCGAACACCGATCAACTGAACCTGACCCCAAATCTGGACCAGGATCTAACAAAAATTGATGTTGGGTCTCCGAACTTTGACCAGAAAATAAATACTCCAACATTGAATACAGATCAGGATTTAACAAAGATCAGTGTGCGTGGGTTGCAGGAATCGGCAGTAGAACAAGCAGGAGACGCACAGAATTCTTTGATTCAAATCGGCACAGACATACAAGCTGGAGCAGTAGACATTGGGAAGGCGGGTCAGGAAGCACTAGTCCAGGCAGGAAAGACGGGTCAGGAAGCCTTGGTGCAAGCAGGAAAGACGGGTCAGGAAGCCTTGGTGCAAGCAGGAAAAGCAACTCAGGAACAAGCAGTCGTTACGGCAACTCAGGTGTCTGGAGGCCAAAAGAACGAGGCTTTAGAAAATGCTGCATCTCAGGCAACCAAGACCACGGAAAACGTAGTAAGCACCTTGACCAAGGGGGCAGAACTGATTGTCCAGACAGCAACTCCAGTTATTGAACAAACCGTTGTCCAGCAAGCCACAAAATACGTTGAAGACAAAGTAATGCCTGTGGTCAATGATGCGGCAAAGTTCATCACAGAGAATAATCCAGTCGTAAAGTTAGCCCAGGAAACAGTCCATGAATTTGAAAAGTATACGCCAAAGATTGAAGCGCTAGGCATGATTTTGAATCCCGGCGAAACACAGGGCACAGAAGGAGGTACTGACCCCGCTTTGGACGCCAACGCCCCGAATCCAGGCGATGACAAGGTATTCAGTGATCTGGAAACCGCCACAGGCAAGGGTTCTCAGATGTCCGAAGAGGAGCGCCTACGCCGCATCCGCCGTTTGCTGACCAACCGCTATGGCCGTGAAAAGACCATTCTAGGGGGTGCAGGAGACACCACCAGCCGCCGCAGGTATGCCGTATGAGCGAACTAGCCAGCACTTTGGTGCAGGAATACGAAGCGCTCAAGGGAGAGCGCGGCAACTGGGAAAACATGTGGCAGGACATTGCCGAGCTGATGATTCCAAGGCGTGCCGACTTTACCAACCGCTATCGCGCACCGGGGGAGCAGCGGCGTGACCGGATCTACGAAAGTTCTGCCGTTCGGGCCTTGGTCCGCGCAGCCTCCGGGTTGCACAACACGCTGACCAGTTCTACCGTTCCCTGGTTTGCCCTGGAAACCGAAGACCGCGAGTTAATGAAAAACCGGCAGGTACAGCTCTGGTTGGAAGACGCCACCCGCCGCTGCAACGGGATCTTCAATGCCCCCCGCAGTGGTTTTCACCAAAGCGCCCACGAGTTTTACCTGGACCTGTTGGCCTTTGGCACGGGCTGTATGTACGTCACGCAGGAGCCGGGCATGGGGCCTGTGTTCAAGTCTTACTTTCTGGGCCACACCTACATTGCTGAAAACAAAACGGGCATGGTGGACAGCGTCTACCGGCGTTTCGATGACACCGCCCGCTCTTTGTACAAACAGTTTGGCAACAAGCTCCCCGATGAGATCATCAAGGCTGCCGACAAGGAGCCGTTCCAGCGCTTTGAGTTGTTGCATGTGGTTCGCCCGCGTGTGAACGCGCCGGGCAAGACATCCAAGCAGAAGCCCTTCCTGTCAATCTACATCCACCCAGAGAGCCGCAAGGTGGTGCAGGAGGGCGGCTTTGAAGAGATGCCCTACATTGTCAGCCGCTGGCAAAAGAATTCGATGGAAGTCTATGGGCGAGGCCCCGGCGTAGAAGCGCTGCCTGATGTGCGGATGATCAATGAGATGGAGCGTGTCGGCTTGATTGCCCTACAGTTGCTGGTTTCGCCACCGTTGCTTGTGCCGGACGATGGATTTTTGGCACCCGTAAGGACATCGCCAGGAAGTTTGAACTACTACCGCGCAGGCTTGGGACCACAGGACCGGATTGCGCCTTTACAGACCGGCGGGCGGGTAGACCTGAATGAAGCGAAGATTGGGCAGGTACGAGCTGCGATTGACCGCACCTTCTTTTTAGATTTACTAGAGTTACCAGGCCCCACGGCAGCCGATGGGGATGTACTGCGTTTCAGCGCTACGGAAATTGCGGCACGCCAACGAGATAGGCTTTCGATTCTAGGCCCGATTGTAGCGCGTCAGGAGGCTGAAATGCTAGGCCCCTTGGTCATCCGTACCTTATCGGTAATGCTGCGCTCTGGGATGCTTCCACCGCCACCACAGGTGCTGCTTGATGCCGACTTCAAGGTGGCCTACAGCAACCCGGTGGCGATTGCGATGCGCTCTGGCGAACTGGCTTCCATCAGTCAGTTGATTCAGTTCCTAGTGCCCTTTGCGCAACTCGACCCCACGGTCATTCAGCGCTTCCAGACAGGGCGGGTAGCGGAGTTGGCGGCAGAGATACTGAAGGTCAGCCCCAGCGTATTCAAGTCTGGCGAAGAGCTGGAAGCCGAACAACGTGCGGCAGCAGAGCAGCAGGCCCAACAGCAGGAGTTGGTACAAGCCAACGCAATTGCTGAACAACAAAACCTCATCAGCCAGAGCCGCCGCAATGAGTCGGTGGCCTATCTGAACGAAGCACGGGCACAGCGACAATGAGACTAAGCGAAAAGGAAAAGCGGCGTCTAGCGGA